AAAATTTAGCATCTACCGAATATGGCAGCGCCTTTAATCGATTCCAGACTGAGCGTGGCAATATCTATAACACTCTGGCCAATATTGCAGGGATGGGACAAAACGCAGTTAATACTGGTGTGCGCGCTGGTGAAAGTTTTGCAGGTAGTCAAACTGGATTAATGACTGGATCAGCTGCAGCGCAAGCAGCCGGTAATGTAGGGGCTGCAAATGCATACTCAGGCGCACTTGGTAATGTGGGAAATATGGCATTTTTGTCATCCATTATGAAGCCGCCAACCCCAACAGAGACATTACCTATACGCTTAGCATAAGGATACAATCATGGCAATTAATATAAAACCAGAAATTTCTTTAAGCGCTAAACCTCCGGCAACAATGACATTGCCGGAGATAGTTGGGTTGGCGCGTGGAGCGCAGGCATATCAACGAGAAAGAGAAATATTCCCTGAGTTGGTAGAGCAATCACAGATTGCAACGCGAACTGCACGAACAGCCGAAAAGTCGGCTGTGTTCACATTTGATAAAAACCAAAGCGATGCGCTTATGGGGGTAGTTGGTGGCTACAGAAATGACCCTAGAGTAATATCTGGCGATCCAAATAAAGCAGTTGAAGCAATGTTGGAAATTAAAGCCAAGGCTCGAAACCTTGGTATTCCGCCGGCAGTAGTAGAAAAAATTGCATCTACAGCAACTCAAATTGCAATAAATGACCCAAAAAATTTGCCGCAATATTTTGACAATGTGATCCAGACTCAGATTGGACCGTCTGGCCAACAAGCATTGCAAACACCACAAATCGTGTCCTCTGGCGGTCAGTCTGGCATATTCCGTGGCGGCCCTGCAACTGTAACAACATTGCCATTACCTGGCACCCCGCCCGCGCCCGCGCCCGCAGGTGTGACATCCCAAGACATGACTGCCCCAATTCAACCAAAACCAGCAGCTGCTCCGGCAGCAGGTCCAGGCGCTGCTCCAACTTCAATGATGCAGCCAGATGTGGGCAGGCTGCCTTTGGCTTATCCGGTGCGTCAAGCAGGCGTACCATTTGCCTCATTGCCACAAGAAGAAACAGACCGTACCGCGGGCGGCCAATATCGAAACGGTTTAGTGCAGCGTCAGTCTGAATTGACAACCGCTCGGCGTAATTTGCAAGAGGTTGTTAAAACAGCGCAAAAATTGCAAGAAGAATCAATGTTGCCAGAAACAGGCCCAGTCGGTGCAGTTAAAAGAAAATTTGCGGATATTGTTGGTGATCCAACTTATAAACAATTATCTAAAGACCTCGCCAATGTGCAGATTTCTAACATTAAAGCAGTTGGCGGCTCACTAGATACAGTTGGCGGCCAGCAGCTTATTCGCATGGCTAGTGGAGATGAAACATTCCCACCGGATGTATTGCTAAGTATTGCCCGCCGCGCCGATGCCGATATTACCAATCTGGACATGATGGCCACCGGAATGCAGCGCCACACCCAAAAATTTGGGGATGCCAACGCTAAACGGTTTCAACAGATGTGGTCATCGAATGCAGACTCACGCATATTTGAGATTATGAATATTGCGCGAGATGTAAAGGATGTTAAAAAACGCGAGGAATTAACAAACAAATTGCTTGGCGGCATGGATGACAATCAACGCAAGGATTTGTTCCGTCAATACAACAATTTAATCAAATTAACCAATACAGGTGATTTGTAATGCAAGACATTGGCCAACTTATTTTAGGTGGCTCAAAACCGCCTCCCCAACAACAGTCTGGGGATATGTTTCGTTTTGAAAATTTGCAGCCAAGTCAAGTGCAAATGGCCGTTAAACGGTTTACTGATATGGGCCAAAACCCACGATTACTAGAATCAGTATTAACATCGCCAGAAAAATTCAATGCATATCCCTTAGAGATTAGGCAGCAGTTTTTTAATTTATCGACTGGTTCACAGCCAGCAATGGCCAGGCAATATGCCAACGCACCCGTAACAGCGCAAGATAATACTGCCGCTCAACCAGCCATGCGCCCAGCATCTGCCGACCTTATTGGTGACATGATTTTAGGTAAGCCAGTTGAAATCAAAACAACGGAAACCCCAGCAATTGAAGCCCCAGCGCGAAAAGTAGGCAAAGTTAAGGATATGAGCCAGCCTGGTCCATTAACGCAGTTTGGGCGTAGCGCTGCTAGTTTTTATGATGCAACCATTGGTAGCGTAGTCCCAGGCATTGTAGAACCGGTAACTTATGCTGGAGCCCGTGCTGCTGGAAAAACGCCGGAACAAGCAAAAGAAATTAGTACGGCAGCTGCTGCACCCTTTGAGGCATCAATGGGTAAGACATTTGGTGTAAGCGAAACTCCCGAATATCAAGGTGAGGCAACCCGGCGTTTAACTAACTTTATTGGCGAGAATTTCCAAAAGGGCGCGGCATGGATTGCTGAAAAGACAGGTTTGCCAGCAGCAGATATTGAAAACATGATGGGAACCCTTGCAGCTGGTGGCGGAATAAAAGCTGCGCCAGCCGTGCAGCGCGGCATCCTTAAAGGCTCAGAAACTGTAGAAACTGCTTTGGGAACTAATGTACCAAAAGCACCAGAAATGCCCAGAATTGAACCAACTTTAGCCGGCAAACCTAAAGTAACTTATGCAGAGTTCCAGGCGCAATTACAAGCAAAACAACAAGGCGGCCCAGCTGCAACATTACCGCCAGCGCAAAGAATACAGACCCCAACAATGCCTGCACCAACGCAAACGCAGCCATTCCCCGAAGTTAAATATGCAACCAAAGGTAAGGTTAATCTGGGAGAACAAGAGCAGCGTAAGCAAGTGTTGCAGCGGGTTGGTTTAGAAAACGCCCGTGAATCATCTATTTTAGGTGATGGATTTGCTGCCGCTAATGAGTTCCAAACCAGTAAAGTAGACGCGCCAGTAGGTCAACTTTATAGAGACACATTGGCCAATGAGCGGGCTACATTAGAAAACTTTGGCCAAAAGATTATTGAGCGTACTGGCGGGACTCTTGGCCTAGATGAAACTGCGCTATATGACCGTGGCACAAGAATTACGCGCCCGTTTGACGATTTTAAGGCTGCATTAAATACCCAAATGGATCAAGCGTATGCCCAGGCTAAACAAGTAGCCGGAACGCAGCCAGCCGTTATCCCAAATAACATACAAAAATTCTTAGATACAAATTCAAACTTTACGGTTAACGACAGCTTTATGTCCTTGCGCCGCGGTGTTGAGTCGCATTTAAAAGAAAATGATTTATTAGATGCAAGCGGCAAAGTTAAACCGATGACCGTAGAGCAGGCAGAAAACTTGCGTAAATACATCAACTCCAACTGGAACAATGAGCGGTCTGGCATTATTGGCCGCCTAAAAGACAAAATTGATAACGATGTAACGAGCGTGGCCGGTCAAGATGTTTACAAGAAAGCCAGAGATATTCGTACCAAAATTGCCCGTTTATTAGATGATCCAAAAGGCGTGGCCAAGATTATGGATTACGATCCACAGTCACCCATGAACCGCGCCGTACCATATGAGAAGATTGCCTCAACCGTTGAGCGGATGGATGTAGACCAGCAGCGGCATTTAATCAAGCTGCTTAAAGAAATGCCAGACGAAGTTCGGCCTCAAGCAGATGCAGCTATAGCTGAGATTAAAGCACAGTTTGCCAATCGCATATTGCAAGAGGGCTCTAAAAATAAGGGCCAATGGAATGCAGGCAATGTCACTAAATATCTAAACGACAATAACCGCAAACTTGGCGTTTTAATGGAAGATAAAGAAATAGCCCAAATGGTTAAAGACTTGCATGATGCTGGCCATTTAGTTAAATATGATGCGTCTTATCCTGGTGCGGCAATTCAAGCCCATAATTTAATTCGTTTGGGCGCGATGCCATTGTTGGGTACTTTAGGAACCTCAGTAGGAGGCGCGGTTGGCGGTGCGTTTGGAGGAGTCCCAGGAGCCGGAGTTGGAGCAACTGTTGGCGGTATGTATGGAGCAAAACGCGGCGCAGCAATGGCAGAAAAATCTGCAGTAAAACGGGCGCAGAAAAAAATGGTTCCCCTCAAAGATGTTGGTAAAGGAAAATAATTATGGCAGTTAATCTATCCCCCATAGGTAATGGTTTTCAGTTTTTTAATAACGATGGCCTGCCATTAAATGCCGGTAAGATTTTTACTTATCAGGCTGGGTCAACAACCCCGCAAACAACTTATACAGATTCCAGCGGTTTAATTGCAAATACCAATCCCATTATTTTGGGAACTGATGGCCGGCCACCATCTACTATTTGGTTAACAGATGGTTTTTTCTATAAATTTGTTTTAAAAACATCCGCCGATGTAACCATTCAAACTTATGACAATTTGTATGGAATTATTGGCGCATCACCACCACCGGCAACTCCAGTCCCCGCTGGAGGCATTATTTTATGGTCTGGATCAATTGGCTCCATACCTGCTGGATATGTTTTGTGTAATGGATCAAACGGTACGCCAGATTTACGAAATCGATTTGTAGTAGGCGCTGGCAACACTTATGCAGTAGATGCTACAGGTGGTAGCCCTGATGCAGTTATTGTAAGTCACACTCACACCGCAACATCAACTGATGCTGGACATACCCACACTCAAAATGGTTTCGGTGGAGCGGCCCCAGGACTAACAACTTCTTCAACACCAGTTAATGGTAGTTCTACAACTGGTACTGGTACTGCAAATATTACAACTACTATTGCTTCTACTGGTGTGAGTGGAACTAATGCTAATTTGCCTCCTTACTATGCTCTTTGCTACATCATGAAAACCTAATATGGAATGGCAGACTATCATTAATATTGGCCTTGGATGTATTGTTGCATCCATAGGCTGGTTTGCTAGAGAAATCTGGGACTCCGTCAAAGAGTTGCGCAGAGACATACACCAGATTGAAAAAGACCTGCCAGAAATCTATGTGCGTAGAGACGATTTAAAAGAAGTGCGCCTAGAAATGGCAGCACGGTTTGATAAGCTGGAAAGCATCATGGCCTCATTTTTTGACCGGCTAAACGATAAAGCGGATAAGTAATGGATGTGCCATATAACAATGGGAAAATTAAGATAGGCTGCGAATACTATCTAAACCCGTTAAGGCCAAAATACATTGAATATGACGAAGATATGCTGGAGTTGCAGAGTTACCTAATACAAGACCCACGCATTTTAAATCGTCAATATTGGGCCAAGCGCATATATGTAGCATTCCTTTTATTTCTGTTAATTATTATGTTGATGGCCGAGTAAATGTTAATAACCATTCTTAATGTGTTTGCTATATTTATTGCATTTTTTGCGGTCTTAATTTTTGCGGTCTTGTTTGCTTTCTTCCTATTTATTATGTTTGCCTGCGTCTCTATTGGCTGGAGAGAAATCAACTCAACGCCGATAACAGATTTATGGCAAAGAATCAAAAAATGATGATATATGTCAGATTTGTTGGGTTTGTCAGAAGGAGCAAAGGGGCTTAGTTCTGGGCTTGATTCTGCGCGTGAGGCGGGTAAGTCTGTCTCTAAGCAGATTGAAAACATACAGAAAGACGCAGTCGATGTAGCCCAGCAGAAAGCGCAAGAGCGCATACGAGCCCGGCGAGAGGCGGAATTTAAGAAGGAGCGGGCGCTAGTTAAGGCGCTGGAAGAATGGAAACGCAAGAAACAAATCTCCGATGAGGAGGCCGATTTAAAGATTAAGTTTGTAAAGCAGTATGGCGCCAAAGAATGGGACGCGCTGCTAAAGATTAAGCTGGACATTGAAAACATGGAACGCAAGAATAACGAAGAATTCCAGCACGATTTAAAGGCAGTAAGGCGAGTACAGTTTTGGTGTTTTATGGCTGCATTGATTGTGACTCTGTGGCTCAAGTTTATTTTGGGAGCGTTTTAAATGAATATGCAAGATGTGCTAAAGGCGGTTATTCCAATTTTGGTTGCCTGTATAGCCTGGCTGCTCGGCCAAGTATCTTCATTTCAAACACGCCTAACTCAGATTGAAGGCAAGATGCCAGCGTTAATTACGAGCGAAGGCGTACCAACTGATAGCCCAATATCCGCAGAAAGACGGGCAAAACAACGGGAAGAACTTTATAAAGAAATACACGAACTTCATGTACGAGTTAAATTATTAGAGGAAAGAACTAAAAAATGATGGACACATTAATTGGACTTCTTAAAGGTGTTGCTCCTGTCCTGGCTACTGCTGTTGCTGGCCCTGCTGGCGGCGCTGCTGTGGGCTGGATCGCTTCTAAGCTAGGGATTGATGACGCTACCGTAGAGGGCGTAACCCAAGCGCTTACCGGCAACCCTGAGATGGCCTTAAAACTAAAAGAATTAGACCTTGAGTACGCCAAATTAGAGGCTGCAGACCGCGACTCTGCGCGCCAGGCATACGCAACCGTAGCCACAAGCGAACACGCAACCAAGCTGGATAAGTCGGTGGTGCCTATTTTGGCGCTCGGCACGGTAACTCTTGCGTTTCTATTTATTGCTATTTTGATGTTCCGGGATGTGCCAACCGACCAGCAGCAAATGGTTATTTTTGCGCTCGGCTTTATTACAAGTTCAGCTGGTCAAGTGTTGTCTTTTTACTTTGGCTCAAGCCAAGGCAGTAAAGACAAAAACAAAGAAATACAGGAGATGATGAAAAAATGAACCTCAGTCCACATTTCACCCTTGACGAACTGACCCATACGGATCACCGTCAATTTGACAATACGCCTAACGCCTCAGAGATGGCCAACCTTGTGCGCCTGGCAGCGTTTTTGGAAGATGTTAAGACCGTTTTAGGCGGTAAGCCGGTAATGATTAACTCGGCATTTCGATGTAAAGCCGTGAATGATGCGGTTGGATCGCGGGACACCAGCCAGCACCGGATTGGGTGCGCAGCCGACATTCGAGTGCCAGGCATGACCCCAGATGAGGTTGTCAAGGCAGTTATGGCTGCTGGCCTTGGATATGACCAGGTTATTCGCGAGTTTGACCGCTGGACCCATATCTCAATCCCTAACAACCCAGAGGATAAACCTCGGCAGCAGG